ACATCAGCATTAAGATCGTCCACTTCGCCGTGATATTTCAAACGAAGTCTTGATATTCCACTGTCTAATGTGCCGTACTGAGCGAGAACAGTTTCCCATGTAATACTATCATCATAATTTCCATTTGCATATACTTTTGCTAATGTAGTACCACTCTGTTCGTATACTTTTAAAGCATAGTTGCCCGGTGTAACAATAACACTTGACTGTGCTTTTAAATCAGCAAAGAATTCAAATGCATCTGGATCATAATCCATTGAATCTAAATCTGTATAGGTGTAAATATTGTTAACGATATTTTTGATTACATTCTGTCGTGTAACTTGCGCAGGTGGATTAATCCAAATAGGAATCTGAAATATCATCGTTGCGATATCAATTTGGTCTTCAATCCCAGCGGGTATTCCTCTGCTAGACCATTGTAAGTCAGTCATCTCTACAGTTGTAATCGTAGTCCAATCAATGGGATTATCATTGTGTTGTATCTCTAATGCGGGATTAAATAGAACTAATATCTGTTCAAGTAATTGTAACTTTTGGTCAGTATTTGATGTCCAAATATCAACTTGCATATTAAGTATATACGGCACGGGCATCAATCGTTTTACGCTGTACTTGTTTCCAGTTTCATTTGTGTAGGTATTTGTCGCTGGATCATACTTTCTTTCGTTGATACTTACTGCATCGTTGAAGAATGGCTCTTGTAAACGTTGTCTATCTGGTTGTAAACTTTGTACGTGACATGCGATAAATGGAGCAGAGTTCACTACGTTCTCAGAGTTGCCTTTGAGAATTGTTGACGCCATTCTTGAAACATCACCGTATCTTGATGGAACTCTGATATAATAATCAGTCACTCCATCGTTCATTTTCTTTCCAGTTTTAACTGTGTATCCACTGAACATTCTTACGAATTGTAAAATGTATCTTCTAATTTGATTGTCATAAAAATGATTTTGCATATTAATCTACCTTTGGTCTTACTGCTTTTGACAGATTGACTTTTGATGTAATAGTAGTACCGTCATCTAGTACTACTGAGCCACTATTGTTAATAAATTGATGATGTAATGCGTGTCCAACTTCCCACGCGCCATCATCATCATTTATTCTGAACCACTTTGAGTCTCTGTATTGGAATAATCTTGATGGAGTATAGTCACTTCTCAAGAAATATGAATTAGCATCTGGTGTAGTAGGAAATGTTCTTCCATGTGCCACTGTTGCATAATCTACATCGTCTGGATGATTACTCGGAGTCGCATACTCTAGATTGTTCGTTCTATAATCCCAGTACTTCCCAGGAACATTGTCTTTTGCTTCTCTAACGACAGCATCAGTTATTTGTAATTCTTTATTGTATGTAGATAAAATATTCTTCAAGTCATCTGCCTCTTCACCAGTACCAAGTATATCTGCGTATTCTTGAGTATCTTGTAATTGTTTACAACGCACTCGCCAAATGTGTGGCCACCAGCCTGCGTCAAATCCATCAGCACTCTTTGTTGCTTCTTGGACTACCCAGTATTGGTTCACTGCGTCTTGGTCTTCTTCGATGAACATATCTTCTCTCATATGAGGAAGTTCGATGACATCGCCAGTCATCAGTTTTCTACCCATCATATTTACCATCTCATTGAGATGTAATGTAAACACTTGTTGGTCATTTCCTAGAAACATACCGAACTGAGATAATTCAAAATCTTGGTCTGATACAGTGTATACGCCTCTTAGATCAAATACATCTTTTTCATATTTTCTATCACGGTTTTCTAAAAAGAGTAAATCTTGTATCGCAGGGTCCGCGGCATCATATTCTGGATCAGTTGTATCTTGTGAGCCGATATACTTATGAATAAGGAGCGATGTTCCGCCGTGGTCAAAATGTGCTTTGACTGTCTTATCAGTAAATTTATAATCGTTCCCTTTTTTGGGATTCCACATACTAAGTCTTGGCATTTTTAATGATCTCCGTATTTAACTTCTATCAGTATTTATCAAATATAATTTATATAAATAAACATAGAATAAGAAATAGTAAAGGCAACAATAATGAACAATGATTTGGGATATATCTCATTAAAAGAAGTAATTCCGGCAATAGTAGTCCGTCAGTTTAAATTATGGGCAATGAATCCGGATAATATACACCGTGGTAACGACTTAGAAGGGGTTTACCACCCGAAACACGAGAAAGGCAGAGAATATAACAATTGTTGGAGTACCGTCCCACCTGAAGAGATGTGGAGACCGGTGGTCGATGTATTGAGTACTCATATAGATGCCATGTTCAAGGGTGAAGAATGGGCTATTCATGTGGTTGATACAATAACAACTAGACCGGGGTTTTCAAAAACAAGAGCGCATATTGATATGCCTTGGAGATTCGAAGAATACGCCCGCTTACCAGATGACGATGTACTGGGAATACAAATAATTATTCCGTTAGATATATTTACATTACAGAATGGAGCAACTGCTTTCCTGCCTGGTTCATATGCTAGTAAATTTTATCACAAGGATATAGAAGATAACCAAGAAGCATATAATACATTATTGACGACAACGGGTATGCAATTCGTTTCGAATCCCGGCGATGCATTGATATATAATTCAAGATCATTACATAGCACAATGCCCAATAAAAGTAACTTCCATCGCAGTGCCTTGCTGATAAATGCAGTTGCTACATCGGTCATTCCAACCATCAAAAGACTAGATAAAAACACGGATCATAAAAAAACTTGACAAATCGTTGAATATGTGCTTTAATAGTAACAATAAAGATATATAATTAAAGAAGCAAACAACGATGGCAATAAAAATGGCAAAACGAAAAAAGACTGTAGTGCGTAAAGGTAAATTCGCAGACGAACTATATATGGGACCAGAACCCGAATGGGATGGTTCTGAAAACTGGAAGGTGGACAAATATTACACCGAACGAAATAGGGTAATAACCTATTATCGTTATTTCTATGGTGCATCAGATTTCAAGGCATGGGTTGTCGATTGGATGGAAACTAATGGGTATGAGAAGAAAGATACTGATATGATTGGTTTTGTTCCAGATTACGAGGTCAGTGCGTCAACTGGTGGATATGCGAAAGCAATCCGAAGGGGTATGCCAGAGAATCATACTGGAATATCTGCCTATCTAAAGCCCTTGCCTGGGATTTCATCAAATACTATTCCAAACGCTACTGATGTTGTTAAAGATGATGTAACACGATTGATAGAACTTGGTTCAACACTCGCAGTAGAGAAAGCATTAGATACTAAAAAGGCTGCCACTAAACCTAGGCCTTCTATTCAATATCTTTTACAGCAAAAAGCAATAGAAATGTCTGAAGAGATTGATGATTTCGTAAGTGATTATGATAATTCAAAAGAGATGTTAGTTGGATTTGATCCAAAAACGATACTACTCATTGCAGACGCAAAGCCAAATCATGTAAATATCATCGCAAAACTATATGCTCCTATGTTGGCTGATTTAGATGAACTAATCAATCCACCAAATCTAAAAAAGATGGATGAAAAAGAACAAGATATGCACGAGCAACTTAAAGAATGTTATGCTCATTTGTCTAAAGCGCAAATCAAAAATCAGTATCAGATGTTCCTTACTATAATTACTGCATGTGGAGATATTGCACTCAAAGCCAAAGCATTGAAGGCACCTCGTAAGAAGAAAGCAATCAGTAAAGAAAAAATGATTAGCAAGTTCAAGTATCTAGATCATCACCTCGAAACAAAGACCATCAGTGTTCATCCAACCGACTTAATTGGTGCCACAACAGCAGTTGTGTATAATAGTAAGACGAGAAAGATTGGAATATATCACGCTACTAACATTGACCCAACTGGAATGGAACGTGTTGGTTCAGGTTTAAGTGTAAAGGGCACAACTATCATAGGTTTTGATGAAGAAACGAGTGTTCAAAAAACATTGCGCAAGCCAATTGAACAAGTGCCAAAGTTCAGAAAAGCAACTAAACGCTCATTGCCAAAAGAGTTCGAGGCTATCAATAGTGTTGAAATCAAGTTAAATGGTAGATTTAACGAGCATAGTTTGATTATAAAAGTTTTCTGATAAATACTGTTATAAATGAACGCATAGTTCATACTAACGATATTTTGAGGTCATATAATGCCAAAGCAACGCAATAAAATAAGAAATGATGTAATTAAGCAGATTAGACTGTTACTTGGTGACGGTATGATTGATATCGAACTAGATCCAGAACATTACGATTTAGCGGTTGATATTGCGTTAGAAAAGATTAGACAACGTTCTGAGAGTTCTGTAGAAGAAGATTTCTATACCATTGAACTTCAAAAAGATGTCTCTGAGTACACTCTTCCTGAAGAAATAGTAGAAGTGAAGCAAGTTCATCATCGTTCATTCGGACATGGTATCTCTGCTGGTGTTGATATGGACCCATTTGAATTAGCATATGCTAACTCGTATTTCTTTATGAATAACCATGTTGGTGGTATTTCAACCTACGAATTATTTTCTCAGTACCGCGAAACACTAAACAGAATTGCGGCAACTGATATTCAATTTATATGGAATCCAGTAACTCATAAGATTAAACTTTTAAGAAAAATGAGAGCAGATGAAATTGTTTTACTTCACGTATATTTAGAACGCCCAGACGAACAACTTCTAGTAGATCCATATCTAAAATCTTGGTTAAGAGATTACGGCTTGGCTATGTGTAAGAAGATGATTGGTGAAGCAAGATCTAAATTCTCTACATTACCTGGCGCTCAAGGCGGAGTATCGCTAAACGGCGAACAAATGAAAGCAGACGCAAACGCAGACATTGAGAAGTTAGAACAGGAATTGAAACTCTACATCGGTGGCTCGGCTCCACACGGCATCATGATCGGATAACGTGTTTCATCCCAGAAACAATAAAAGCCCCTGTATCAGCGTTTGCAAATACAATAAAAATAAGTATTGTGTTGGATGTAAACGTCATATGACTGAGATTTTTGACTGGCTTGATTACTCTGATAAAATGAAAGATGCAATATTAGAAGATATAAAAGAACGCGATATAAATAAATCATAAACCATTAGACATTCGCTCTCTGATGTGTTATAATGTAATC